TGAGTCAATAAAATAACTAAATCTTATAATAAATATTATGTTAAATAGAGTATGTGTGTATATAATACTCATAGACGCAGAGTCTTTGGGGAAATGTTATTTTGGGGAGGGTAGAGTAAGAACTTCTTCGTAGTCTTTGTGGGAAATTTCTATCCATCCTATTTCAAAGTCAACCCATCTTTTTTGGACTTCAAGGTGAGCGATCTGTTTATCCTCTGCCATCAGGGAGTCAAGGGTAGCTTTGGTCAGGTTGTCTATGTCAGGTTTGGATTGGTGGAATCTGCCATGATGCAATTTCTTTTTCTTCTTTGACCAAGAGGGTGGGACTGGAATAAAGAAAGTTATGGAAGCTCCAACTGGGGGAAGGATAAATTGCTTGGCTTTGGCTTCGGCTAGAAGATCAACTTTGTACTTGTTGTATTTCTCTAATCGGAGTAGTCTGCTTAAACCTGCTGGGCGTAATTTTTCTCTTGGAATTCTAAAGAATATGGAATCACCTTGAGTTGCGCGAACGTGGGTTTGGGGTGTTATGTTAAGTATTACTTTCTTTTGCATTAATTTCTTTTTTTGCTAAAATAATAGCATCTTTAAGCATTTTTAATAAATCCTTATCTACTTGTTTTTTTAAATGTATTTCAACATAACCCTTTACTGTTTGACCTGTTAATGGTATAATTTTTTTAATATCATCTAATAATGCTTTACTAATCCTAATTGACTCTGTGTTATTTTGTGTGTTCATGTGGTAAATTTAGCACAATATACGACATGTTATAACATTTACCAAATAATTATTACGAAAGTGTAGCGTTACGCTTTACGGTAGTTTTCTATTAGTAAACAAAAAAAAACCTCCTTTTTTAAGGGAGGCATTATTTACTCAACACACTATGTATGGGCTACATCATTCTCATTGCCCCCATTTTTCGCTTTAGGGGTGTTGCTACGGCTTCTCTTCCTCTTTTGAATACGATCTCTCTAGCAGCTTTTGCTTTCATTTTTTCAGCTCTTTCAGCCATTGCCATCTTATATGGAGATGCTACTGCTTTATCCAAGGCTTCACCAGCTTCTTTCTCAAACTTTTGTTGAGCTGCCTTTGGTACCATTCTTCCCATTTCGGTTTCTACCATCTCAACCTTCTTCTTTTTCATTTGTGGAATTGCCATATTATTTATTTTTTAAAGGCTTTTTCATTGCCTTGATTTTTGTATATCTGTCTAAATCGATTGCGTCTTGTTTCCATTTTTTAGTAAAAACTTCTTTCATTTCACCCTTACTCCTGTCTGCCATATCCATATTGGATAACATTCTTTTGCTATATATTGCCGCGCTATCTGTATATTTTACTGGCTCTTGTGCCATAATATAAATTTTACCAAATATACGAAAAAAAATTATAAAAAATTTTTGCCACCCCCTATCTATTAAAAGAAATTCCGAAAAACTATACATCAATAGACACTTGAGGGTACCCCCCGTTATTATAAAAAATTTTTCGTTTGGGGTTTCCGTCTTGCCTTACTCGGGTGGGCGTGTTTTTGCTTTGGGCGGTTGGTGTTCGGTTATCCTTGCAAATCCAATGGGCTGAAGGGTAACGGGCAAAGGTTAGGCGGTTTGGTGGTTGGTTTGGTTGGCTTGGTGGTCGGGGTGGTCGTGCCTTCCTTTGTGTAGTGTGGTGGGGTGTATTGGTGTAGCTACATATTAAAGAAAAGGGGGATAAAGTGTAGCTACATTTCAAAAAATACCCTAACTTTGTAGCTACAAAATATTTATATGGCAAAAAGCAAACCAATTGGAGTTAGATTTGATGAAGATGTAGTAAAAATAATAAAAGAAAAATATCCTCAATTTGAAACTCATCAATCAATTTTAAATTTTTTAATGGATATTTATCCAGCTTATGAAAATATGAAAGCCTTAACAAGGCATGAGTTGATAACGGATATGAAAAGAGGCGCACCATTTAAAAATATGCCTCCTTATGACAGAAACAGCCCAAAATCAGAGGTTGGTTCCAAATTGGAACAAATACTTGTTGAAAACCATAAAACGCCGCCAAAGGGCTTAAAAGGGATAGATTTAATTATTTGGAAGTCTGAAAATCAAAAATAATTCGTAATTTAGCGTATGAAAAGTAAACTAAAAATGATGAAACGAGCAGATGGATCATATTCACCTCGTGGTTTATGGGATAATATTCGTGCCAACAAGGGCAGTGGTAAAAAACCAACTGCCGCAATGTTAAAACAAGAAAAGAAAATTAAATCACAAGAAAAAATGTAATTTATGTCTGGAGCTTGGCAAAGAAAGGAAGGAAAAAATCCTGAAGGTGGGCTTAATGCTAAAGGTCGTGCTTCTTACAATGCAGAAACTGGTGGAAACTTAAAAGCCCCTGTTAAATCAGGTGTTAATCCTCGTAGAGTTTCTTTTGCAGCTAGATTTGCAGGTATGATGGGGTCAATGAAAAAACCAAATGGCGAACCTACTCGTAAGGCATTAGCTCTTAAAGCTTGGGGATTTGGTAGCGTAGAAGCTGCTCGTAAATTTGCCAATGCTCATAAGAAATCATAATGTTTTAATATCTTTCAAAAAGGAATTTACCATTAAATGGATGAATTTTAAACATTCCATAGTTCATAGCAATTCCTTGATTATACGAAATTACCAACTTGTGAAAACCTTTTAATGTTTCTCTAAATTCTTCTATATTATCATTCCGTTTATAATCTTTACATGTATTACAACATGGCATAAGATTATCAAATTCCATTGATTCAGGCATCATTTGGTCAACTTTCATATCATTTATAGTAATCCGTTGCCCACAATAAGCGCAAAGACCATTATATTTTTCGTATATTTTTTCTATATTCATAGGTTATTTGTTTTTAAATTTCTACTTAAAAGATAAAGTTTTCTACCAAACCAACCTCTAGACTTGTAACTAGAATAGTTATATGGTTTTAAAATATATTTATTTAAGTTCATAGGTTATTTGTTTTCTGTTTCTCCTAAAATCGCTTTTCCCGCATCTGATAATGGGCGAGCGTAAATTCTTAATTTTTTACCTGTCGTTGGGCATACAAAAGTTACACCTGCATCCAAGTAAGATTTAATCACTAATTCAATTGCTCCATGTTCATCTGGACTTGCCCCAATTACATGAGGTTCGTCATAATCAAATTGCATACAGAAATCACAGCCAATTAATGGTTCCTTACCTTCTGGTATGTTTGCTTTCTTTTTACTTGCTTTTGCCATTGTTGAAATTTTTATGGGTTTCTTCTATTTGGATTAAATACTCTCTTGCTTTTTCTACCTTGTATTGTATTTTTAAAATATCATCTTCGTTTCTATCTACATTGTATAGCAATACTTTTTCTGCGATGTTTATATCATCAAACTTCATGTTAAATTCTATCTTCATTGCTTCCCTTACAAATTCAGGGCTATCTTCAGAGATAACATCCATCTTTTTTAATAGATAATACTTCTCTTGCTCAATGATGCTATCCGGAGTGTTGGATAAGCAGTATGCAATAGTTCCTTTGATAGTTCCCGTAAGCCACATGTACGACATTAATTGCCAATAGTATTGACTATCTAACTTATCTGGTATATTACCTAAAAATGTCCAAAGATCATAGCTAGACTTTACATCAATGATTTCGTTCCCGTTAATTATATCGGGTAATCCTGTGATAAAATCGTTCTTAAATCTTTCCTCATTTTTTTCTAATTTATTACCAAGATATTTAGATAGCATCTCAATAGAATCACCTTCTACCTGTACGCCTTTTTTCATTTGCTTGGTTTGGATATCTCGCTTGCGACCATACTTTTCAGTAATATAAACATCCAATAAATGTTTCTGTGCTGTTTTAGAAAGTAACCCTGCTTCTTTATCAGCTTTAGATACAGGTTCCGTCATCAAGTACCCTACAGAGCTTGCTCGTATTAGGGTTTCGTTAAAATTTATCATTGTTATAGGTTTGGTTGTAGTATTTTTCTGCATTTTCTTTTTGATTATCCGGCAAACTGCCATCAGTAGCAGATATATGGGTTATGATTATTTGTTCTTTTTCTATTTTAAATGCTACTTTTTTTAATTCACTCCATAATAAAGGTGTATTTACTACATTTGGATTTTCTTCAATTGATTCAAGAATCATTTCCATTGCTGTTTTCATAGGTTAAAATAGTTTTCCTTGTTTTTCAAAATAATCAGAGCTTAAATTAAAATTCTTTCTCATTGCGTTGTATGTTTCAAACCACGCGCGCGCTTGTGACCTTGCCATACGCTCAATTCTTTCACAATACTCAATAGCTTCTTGTCTATCTTTCATTATCCAATAACCTTTGGCATCAGATAGAATCATGTAACCTTTCTTAATTCTTAAATCACGAATTACTTGTCTTATCTTTCTCAATGTTGATTCTCTTCTATCTATTTCGTGAACAGGGTGGCTCCCTAACCATCTTTCTGAATTAGCAATTTCTTGCTGTGTTATCCTGTTATTGGTGCTAGAGATTAAATTTAAAATAGATTGCTCATCATCAGTAAGTAGCATTATTTTATAGTTTTAAGTTTATTATTGTAATGTTCTAAAATCTCTGAATTACTTTTAGCCATCAACTCCCAAGCTCTTAATTCCTCTATTGTTTTGCAAGAATCAATAAATTCTTTTGTCTTTTCAGCTAAAGATTTTTTAGACTGGGTAGGAATAACTTCTTCATAAATGCCTTCATCATTAACGCCTAAAAATTCAGAAAGGTCTTTTAGTCTTTTTACATTTTCAGCATGATATTGCTCTACTAATTCTCTTGCAATGTCTAAAGCTTTATTAGCTGACTCGCCTTGGTTAATGGCAAATTCAACACCTATTTTTTCAGATGAGTAATTGCCTAGGTTAAATGTTCTTTGGTAAACGATAGTTTGTATGTGCATAGTTTTTATTTTATTCTGGTTACGATAGTTTTTTCATCTATTGATTTAACTTTAAATAGTTTATCAGTGTTTTCTTTTTTCTTTTTTAAATTAGAAACCATTACCATTACAGATGTATATGGGTTGATTAACCTCAAATGTTCTCCTAATTTTAGATCGGCTACTTTGCTAGAAACCGAGTCTGGGGAAATGCTTCTTGCCATGTTTTATATTTTAAACAAAATTAATTTAATTAATTTAATTAAAAAAATAAATTTAATTAAATTTTTGTATATTTACATTTCATACGCATAGAATAAAGGTTAACAAATTCCCCCTTCCGTTTCTACGGCGAGGGGTTTTTTTGTAGTAAACATCCACCATAAAGTGCCTTAAATGACACTAATGGTTGCAAAATGCGTCATTAATTGCACATTATGATGTGCATTGAGTAAAATTACTCACTCCATTGAGTAAAGTAAAATAGTAAAGTTATTGTTTTACTTTACTACCTATTAAGTAAAATAATAGCTTTACTTTTAACTATCCGAAAATATCGGACTGTTCATTTATTTTATCAGTTCACGATTCGTGGACACTATCAAAACTTGAACAAGTTGCATTTTTTGATAATAGTAGTAGTATTACTACCGACAATTAACAAAGCCAATTTAAACAATTAACAAATTTTGTTACAATCCTATATAAATCAGTAACATATCTAGCCTAATAATGTTACAACAATTAACCGAATTACCCATCACTTTGTCACATATTTATATAAATTAGTGACACTAATTCGGATATTGGCAGCGTTTCGCTACCGACTTTGGCAAATCTGCATGAATAATTCGGAAAAATTCAGGCAAAAGTTTACTAATAGCGAACTTATCAATCACAAAAGTTACCTAATAAGGCAACTTTGAGCCGTATATGAGCGACAATCGGCTCACTTATGAGCGACAAAAACCCCCTATCGTTTTAAAATAGGGGGCGAAACTATAAACCGTACAAACTATGATAACCACCGTAAAAATACAAATTATTTTTCAATAAATTTCTTTTTTACCAAGTTTAGCTTTGCCCTGTATTCTAGGATCAAACCTTTTAGCTCATCTCTTGTAGGTCTTACTGGTTGTCTTGCTGTTTCTCTTAAATATTCAACTAAAGCTCCATTTTCTTCATGTAGCTTGTGTTCAAACTCTTCAATATTACCTGTTTTAAAGTAATTACATTCCATGCATTGTGGTCTGCAATTTTCTTCCATCCATCTAGTTGCTAAATTACCCCTACTCATAAAATGTCCGCATTGTATTTCTGCAACCTTGTGTTTACTACCACAGGTATAACATTCTACCATTCCTGTTTTATCAGCATATCTATTTCTTAAATACTGACTAAATACATGGTCTAAATCTGAAGTTAAGTTTTTAAAACTTTCAGAATCATCTTCAAATTCTTCTATTCTTTTTTGCGTGGATTGTACTGTAGCGCATTGCTTACACATCTTTTTAGAAAACCAATAATCAATGTTACCACAATTAACACAACGCTTTTTCTTTGTTATTATTGTACTATTATATGCCATTAGATTTTTTATTTCTTTGTTGGTTAGTCAATGTTTCTTTAAAAGTTTGCTCCTTTCTTTTATCGGTCATATATAGACCTTTAAGTTGCTCTTTAAACTTTTCTTTTTCTTTAGGTGTAATGTCAGGATGGTATTTAATTCTTGCCAATACATCTTCTGCTGGGATAAATATTTCCATTTTTATAGTTTATTTGCAAAGGTAATTAATTAAATTAATAAATAAAAAATATTTTTAAAAAAATAAATTTTGTAATTAAAAATAAAGTTCATTACTTTGCTTCTCAATCAAAACTATTTATGAAAAACTCAAATGTCAAAGACGAGATTCTTCTCTATCTTGAACAGGAAGAACGACCACTAGCTTGGCTTTCAAGGAAAACAGAAATACCATATCCAACACTTTATTCAATTTTTATTCAAAGGATAATGAACCTTTCTGATAAAAATTTAGCTACAATTAACAAAGTATTAGACACTGATTTTATTAACGATTAATTACAAAAAGATGGCTAAAAGATTTACTGACACTGAAAAGTGGAAGAAGCCCTTTATAAGGGGCTTACAAGG